TTTACAACTCTCGACAATAAACTCAAATATGACTTTCTTATAAATATTATAAGAGCCCAGAAGCGCCCATATAGTAAATGGCACAAAAAGGCTCAAAGTAGTGATTTGAGTATTGTTAAAGAATATTATGGCTATTCCGATGCAAAGGCAGAGGAAGCATGTAAGATTCTATCTGACGACCAAATCACCGCGATGAAAAAACAATTATATAAATGTGATTGACCATGGTCGACAAATTAGTAGAAGTCACATTAGAAAAGCAAGACGACTTCCTCAAAGTCCGAGAGACGCTCACACGCATCGGTGTTGCAGCAAAGAATGACAACATTCTTTATCAGTCTTGCCATATCCTACACAAACAAGGTAAGTATTATATTGTTCACTTCAAAGAACTTTTTGAATTGGATGGTAAGCCAAGCAATATGAGCGAAAACGATTTACAACGTCGTAACACAATTGCGAATCTAATGGCAGAATGGGGTCTTGTCAAATTGGTAGACCCAGCAAAAACAAAGGATAATGTCGCTCCGCTTTCGCAAATTAAGATTCTTCCGTTTAAAGATAAGAATGATTGGCAGTTGGTGTCAAAATATACAATAGGAAAGAAAAAGAAAGAAGGATAATTTATGCTTTATTTGAGTGTGTATCGACTTGGTGATGATGTTGAATTGCCAACATTTGGCACAAGCATGGCAACATGCTTCGATCTTTCCTTCCAACCCACAACAAAATTAGTAAAGGGATATGATTCCTTCAATGCTCCCATTGAGCGTGAAGTTAATTCTTTGGGTGAAACTTATATCTATCCTGGAGATCGCCTGTTGATCCCAACTGGATTGATCTTTAAAATCAATCATAAAGTCACCATAGAAACATTTGCTGATATCTCTAGAACTGAGATGCCATTACAGAATTATAGCATTCGTTTGCATCCTCGCTCTGGTCTTTCGCTCAAGAAAGGATTAATCCTAGCAAACTGCGAAGGTATTGTAGATGTCGACTATCAAGAAGAAGTCTTTGTTCTACTCACTAATGTATCAAAGATGCACGCTACTATTAGAAAGGGTGATAGAATCGCTCAGGGTGAAATAATTTGCAATGAGCCATTTCATATCGGATTAGTAAATACACGCCCAGAAAAACATTCTGAGAGAATTGGTGGATTCGGATCAACTGGAGTTTCAAGCATATGAGTGGCAATCACACAATAGTTTGTCAACCACAAAATGTAGGTTGGCTTGAGGAAAAGATGACTGGCGAAGTTATGAGTTATCTTTGGAAACTTGTTGATAACAAGAAAGGAGTTTATAGTCAAAATTTAGCTGGAGTGATCCATGAAAGTTTTGAGTTAAACGACGAAAATAATTGGTTTTTTGATAATGTGCTGATTCGTCTTTGCGACACTTACAATCTAAACTTTGGAAGATTATATCAGCGTTATCAGCATGATGTCAAATCAGAGAATTTATGTTTAGAAAATATTTGGGTAAATTATCAAAAACAAACAGATTTTAATCCGCCACATACCCATAATGGGATTTTTAGTTTTGTTATATGGATGAAGATACCCACAAATCACATAGATCAGAATAAAAACAATAAAAGCAATAGTAAAGTAGTATCATCATTCGAGTTCTTATATCATGATTTACTTGGATCTATGCATCCCGCAATTTATGAGATGAACCCAGAAGTTGAAGGGACATTATTATTTTTTCCATCTAATTTACATCATTGCGTTTATCCATTTTTTAATTGTGATGAGGATAGAATTTCGATATCTGGAAATATTAATGCAAAAAAGTATAAATAGAAGTGGATGCCCATACGGGGTCCATAACTAAACTTGCTTATTAAAGGAGTAATAAAATGACTAATATCACTGCACTTGCATCATCATTCGATCGCCTTCTACCAACAGCACTTGGTTTCGAGAATGCGTTCGCCGCTCTTGATAATGCAGCCCATCTGCTTACAGCATCTCAAACTGCCTTTCCACCTGTGAACGTCGTCAAGAAAGACGAATATAACTTTATTTTGGAACTTGCAGTTGCTGGCTACAAGCAGAATGAAATCGAAATCACTGCAGAGAAAAACTCTCTAAAAGTATCTGGTAAAAAAACTGAGGAAGATGAACGCAACTATCTTGTGAAAGGTATTGCTGGTCGCAAATTCTCTCGTCAGTTCGTTTTGTCTGATACAGTGGTGGTTCGTGATGCGAATCTTGCTGATGGCATTCTTTCCATTGAATTGGAAAATGTCATTCCTGAAGAACAGAAACCTCGTAAGATTGAAATTCGTAAATAACCATTGAGATTATATTATGAGTCGTGATGAACTATCGTGGGATGAATTGTTTATCTTACAGGCTGCTCTGATCGCTCAGAAAAGCAAGGACCCGTCGACAAAGGTGGGATGTGTAATTGTTAATGATGATAACGTCATCTTGTCGACGGGTTTTAATGGATTCCCTCGTGGCATTGAAGAAGATTGGAAAGATCGTTGGAAGCGTCCAGAAAAATATCACTGGGTTGAACACGCTGAACGCAACGCAATCTTCAATGCCGCTCGCGTTGGTGTTTCACTTAATAATTCGCGTGCTTATCTAAACTGGGAACCAAAGCCATGCGCTGATTGTACTCGCGCATTGATTCAAGCAGGCATCAAAGAAGTCATTGGTCCGAATCGTCCGTTTGCTGGCGTTGGCGCTGGCAAGCATTACTCAATAGAACACGCTGAACAAATGTTGAGCGAAGCAGGCATTAAAATTCGAACCTGGGATATGCCGAAGGAGTTACTGTGAGCAATATTCTTTTTATCATCGCTGCTATGGTTTTGATACCATGGTTAATCTTAAAAGTCACTAAACTTGATAGATACATTCTTTTACCGATGGCACAAATCGCTTTCGGTATTTGTTTTGGTCCAAGTGCGCTGGGATATTTTTTTCCAGAACTTTGGTCTAATGTTTTTACAGAACAAATTAGATTCGGATTAGATGCCATTCAAATACTAGCAATCACGATTTTTGCATTCATTGCAGGAATTGAACTTAAACCAAAAGAAATTATTGAGCGCGAAGGAAATGTTATTTGGGGACAAGCATTTCAAGTAATATTGATTCCGATTTTACTCTCTGGTCTAGCATTTATTGTTTTCTTTAACAATCCGATCTGGCATAATCCAGATGTGCCGTTTCTAACTTATGCATGGTCAATGGGTGTTGCTACATGCATCACTGCTATGCCGATGCTTGTAGTTACATGTAAGAGTCTTGGAATCTGGAAAACACATACTAGTGCAAAACTTTTAGGTTTAGTTACATTTGACGATATGGTTCTTTGGCTCACTGTTGCATTGATTGTAAGTCTAGGAAAATATGCAGCCAATTCCGCAATCTTTCTAGGAACGTTCGCAATTCTTTATTTTGTTTGGCCAAAGATTCTTGATCGATGTGGTGAAGATGCTATGCCGACATTGACTGCTGCGCTTGCTCTATCAATGGCAGCATTTAGTTATTGGGCAGGATTACATTACGTGCTCGGTGCTTTTTTTGCTGGAATGATCACTCCTAGAAAGGCAATTAAATGGAATGAAGGTATGGAGTTTCAACAAATGTATTGGCTCATGCCAGTATTCTTCATTTGGACTGGTCTAAAAATAAAATGGACTCTCGACTTCCAAACAATTCTATTTGCTGCGTTCGGAATGTTTTTAATTGCTGTTGCCACAAAATTTATCGGTGTGTGGCTCGCGTATAGAAAAGAAGGAATGCGTACAGTGTGTTTCTATACATCTTTGCTACAGACTAAAGGTCTGATGGAAATCTTTTTGGTTACAATGTTGCTCGGCGCAGGAATCGTGAGCGAGAACACTTTCGCTGCAGTAGTCATCATGAGTTTGATTAGCACAGTTCTTGCTGCTCCGTTGGCTAGATTGTTCTTCGACCCGAAAACTGACAAACTGTGAGGCTCACTCTGCGTCCGCAGGGGCACAGGTATAGGTCAAACTAGGACCGCTGTAAACGGATTGCAGGAGGTTTTACAGATCTTGCGTAAGTCATTGATTTCATTAGAATTATTTCTCTTTACAATTTCACCTAAAACGGCGAGAATTGTTGTATGAAACACTATCATTTCATCGACGGTCGCAAAGACAAATTTGGTTCCTACCAAGTCCTCTGGCACACTGGCAACTACCAGTATGAGATCGAGGATCGAAATTCCAAGAAGAAAATAGTCCTCCAGGACACGACTTTCGAGGACGCAAAACAGATCTTTTCTGAGGTCTGCGCAAGTTATTGATTTCATTAGAGTTTCTTTTCTTTACTTTTTTCGTCCTATGAGCGATAATAATAGTATGGAAATGCGAAATAAAAACCCCAAGGGACCCTATTACGGGATGTTCTCCAATCGCGGCAACGCGAAAGTCCAGAAGATCGTCGATGCTGCTCGCAAAGAGCGCATGCGGTGGCGTGATGT